ATTGCTGCGCTGCGATGGGCGAACGATTGAGGATCCGGTCGAGGCGGTTATTGTATTGCCCGCCGTGCCGTCAGATACCGAGATACTCGTCGAAAACGTTAGCGCTCCGGAAACGCCATTGGGAGCGGTTGATACGTTTGTGGCATCGGCTGCGACGCCAACCAGCGTATAGATATCGGAACCGACGGTAACGCTCATGGTGTTGGTGCTGCCGACGGCCTGCTGTACCCCATTGACGAAGACGTACTGGAAGCCCCGCACATCGTCGACCGAAATGGTCGTCGCCGTCGCCGGCAGAGTGGCTCGGACACGGGTGTTGCCACCCATATACGCCGAGAACAGTGCGTTTCTGCCCAGTTCGTCCAGGCTACGCGCCGCCTGTTCGCCGTTGACGTAAGCATTCTGCAGGAACTGCGACGCGATCCCGACCCGTTCTGCCACGACGTTGAGGTCGGTGGTTGCTGCGTAAAGATTGATGCTGATTGTGTATTGCTCGACACCCCACGTCGTCGGCGTCAGCCCGTTGTCGAGGTTGGTGTTTGTGGCTGGCGCAAGCGGACTCGTAACGGTCGGCTTAAGGCCGGCACGGGTTTTGGTCAGCGTTTCACCAATTCCCACCGCTATGTCCACGCGATCGGCGCACGCCCGATAGCCGAGCTTGGAACGGAGAGCCTGAGTAAACTCACGCTCCAGAAACCCCTGCTGAATGATCGGCTGCAGCGAGGTCGGAAAATTTTGAATAGCCATCAATGGTCCTATTTATTTCGGATGCCGTCGTCAGGCGAGACGGATGATTAGAATCGATGTTTGGTGAGCGCGGCGCGCGCCGCTGCATATTCTTCGTCAGTCATCTCAAGCGCAGTTCTCTGTCGAACCGGTTGCGAGGCTGGGGCAACCGCAGCACTGGACGAAGAAGACGCCCCGAAGAGCCAAGGCTTATCGCGCCGCAAATCTTCCATGATCTTGCGGCCGCCCACGACCCGGTCGTTCGCATCAAGCGTCACCGAGGACAGATCGACCAGTTTCAGGCCGTCCAGATCGATCATTCCGGCCCTGATTGCCTCCGTTCGCAGGTCTGCTGCTACCAGGCGCGTTCCGAATTCGGCGCGTAGCTTGTTTATCTCGTCATGAACCGATGCGTCGCGAGGTTGGTCCTGCGTAGTTTGCTGCTCGTTATCCAGTTGATCATCCATTTCCGGCTCATGATGTTTCGTCGACATCCCCTGGATCGGATTCCACGGGGAAAAACTCGATATCGCAACAGGCTGCGATGGCATGCGCCGCGGTTTCGCGGCTGATGCATCCCGTGGCTACGAGGGAGGTCAGCGACTGAACGTCCTTTTGGCGGTCGTCGGCCGTAGTCGGATACCATCGCGGCCACTTGAGGCTTAGCGATGCCGCCGGGTCCATCGGGGCGACGTCCTGGCCAAATACCCGCAGATTGTAGACCTGCGAAGCACGGACGATCATTCGGGCGAGTTGCAATAACCCGGCCTCGCCGTAGCTGGTTCGCATATTGTCGGCCAACCAGATCAGGCCCTGATTCAGCAACTCAAGCGCGCGCCCGGACTGGGCCGAGGTTATCCGCTCGGGACTTGCCCTGTTCCCGTGGATGCTCTCCAAGGCGAGTTCACGCAGCGTCCGCACGTACTCGATGACCGCGCTTGATGCGGTTCCGCCGATCTCCAGAAGCCGTGCATCGCCTTTTTCCGACACGACGAGGGCATTGCCGGCACCTTTGAGCAAGTCGCCATCCGACAGCGCCGGATCCTTCAACAAGAGTGTCGGATCGCTACTATACTTCAGCCCTCGTCCGACCTGACTAAGTTGATAATCGATCTCGACCTGTGTATGCACCCCTGCGGCAAAGGTGCAGGCCCCGTCGCAGGGATCTCCCGTCCCGGACAGCCCGGGCAGGTTCTTTATCCAGATGATGGGAACAACACCCAACCGGTGCGAGACGGTTCTGCCGGCATCCACCAAGGCCGCTGATTGCGATCCGACGGGCAAGGGCTCGAACCAGATTTCGTCGGCGGAATCCCAGCTTCGCGCGAACCAGTATTGCGCCTCGGGATCGTCCACCTGATAACCGTTCCTTAGGAGATCCGCGCCCGAGACCTTGTAGCGTTCATCGACACGCGCAAGCGTATCCGGCGCCCGTGGGTCCCAGGTAGCCCTCAGATACATCGTGTCCAGTACATCAACGAAGATCCGGCCCTGAAGCACCCGCAGCAGCAGCGCCACAGATCCAACCGAGCCTTTCATGGCGGCCTCGGTCATCGTGAAATTGAGGCGCGTCTCCTTTATGATGCTGGCAAAGGCATCGCGGATCGCGGGGTCGGTACTGTCGATTGAAGGGAAATGACCCTCACTGAACAGTAACGAGACGCTGTCTTCGACTACGATTCGGCAAAGCGGATATCGCACGCTCGGGCGCCGCTGCCGGAGCGGGATATATTCCCCGCCCGGGCCGCGCTCCTCGTGGAAATGGTGCGGTAAGACGTCGTAAAGGGTTCCATCGAGCAGACGATGAAGAATTGAAAGCTGGCGAACGCGATCCGGATAGTCGGAGTCGCGCGGAACCAGTTCGCACAGCGTATCAAACATCTTGATCCAGTAAAGAACGTGAACTTCCGTTATCGATTTAGGATGGACACAGGGATCGATCCCACCGCCCTCGGCCGGTCGGTCAGCGTTGCGAAAGCGCGCACGAGTGCATCGACTTGATCATCCTTACGGCCCCATGGAAATTCGCGCATTTCCTCGATCAGTTCCCGGTTCCACTCGCTGCGGACCAAGGCCAGATTTCCAGCCTCAATCTGAGATGCGAGCGGCATCGCCCTGGTTGCCTTTGATCCGGTTTCGCGCGCGGAAATGACATGGAAGCCGGCAAGCTGGCGCGTCAGATACGCCATCTGGCTTTTGCCAGCCTGTCCAGGGTCTTCGGGGATTGCCACTATGACCCTGGCTCCATCCTTCCGCGCTGTTTTCAAAATCAGATCTTCGACCTGATGCGGTGTCCCCTGAGTGCGAACGACGTCTAAAGTGACGTAGCGGCCGTTCGCGCTCTGCTTTAATTTGATGCCGACTGTCCAATCCGGATCGTTTTGACCCGTATTTCCGGTGGCGGCGAGGTCCCATGCCCGCACGATCGTTTCACTAGCGGTCGGCTCCGAAGGGTCAACCAGCGTGATGCGCTCGACCGAAAACAGTTGGCCGCCGGCGGGCATTGGTGTCTGTTGGAAAAGTGCGGCCCAGGCCCGCTCGCCGACAAGTTTCCGCTTGCGGACCAATGCGTCGTAGTCCTCCCATTCCGGCCACAGCGGGGCTCCCGCAGGGCGGCCAAGGGGGTCGTCGGCTTCCGCCAGAGCCGGCAGCCGAACGATGCGCCACTCGGATGTGTCGTGGGCAAGCAACTGCCCGCCGAGATCGTCCGGATGCCAACGGGTCATGATCAGAACGATCTTGCCGCCTGGTTTCAGGCGGGTCGTTACGTCCGACTTGAACCAGTCCCAGACGTGGTTGCGCTGCCTTGGGCTTTCCGCATCGGCCCGGGACTTGATCGGGTCATCGACGATCACCAGGTCGGCTCTGCGCCCCGCGATAGCGCCTCTGACACCGACCGCGAGGTATTCGCCGCCGTTGCTCGTGGTCCATTGGTCAGCCGATCGCTGGTTACGCCTGATACTGAACCCGAGGTACCGTTCCTTTTCAAGAACCAGCGCGCGAACGCGGCGGCTAAAGTGTCTCGCCAATGAAGCGGAGTGGGAAGCCGTGATGACCGACGAGCGAGGGTGCTGCGTAAACCACCATGCCGGAAAGATAACCGACGCGTACGTCGATTTAGCCGAACCTGGCGGCATCAAGATCATCAACCGATCAATCCGGCCGTGCGCAAGGCTCTCGAGTTCGGACACCAAATAGAGTTGATGATGGGCGGGACGGTAGCCAGAGTCCTTTAGGGCTTCTTCCGCCCAGGCTCGTAAAGTCCCGCGAAGTTTGCTTCTTAGAAAAAGCTTCCGTTCGATAAACAGCACTGTACAGTAGATTTAAACAACACATGCCACGGCTTTCCGGCAGTGTCAGGCCAAGGCCCGCAAGAGGCATCGTCACGAGACCTGACGTTCAACGTCACGTCTCCGATCATGTCAAAGACTATACGACATTTTGGGGTCTTTGGTCAAGCCTTTTTTCCTATCTATCCCCTGGCGTCGATGGCGCGAAGCCGCGCGGTAAAAATGCGCTTGTCATCGCGGCGCGGGCCGTCCTAGGCAGGCTTGATGAACCCTGACGCCCGCACTGCCGAATTTCACTTTGAGACGCTGGCGGTTGATGGCATCGCCCGTGCCGGAGTCCTGCATACCGCTCACGGCCCGTTGGAAACCCCAGCCTTCATGGCTGTGGGAACCGCCGGCACGGTCAAAGCCATGACCGCCGACGCGGTCCGAACCACCGGAACGCAATGCGTCCTGGGTAACACCTATCATCTCATGTTGCGGCCGGGCGCGGAGCGTATCGCCGCCCTAGGTGGCCTTCACCGCTTCATGGACTGGCCGGGACCCATCCTGACCGATTCGGGCGGCTTCCAGATCATGTCGTTGGCCAGTCTGCGCAAAATCGACCGGGACGGAGTGACCTTTCAGTCTCATATAGATGGCAGCCGCCGCCGGCTGACCCCATCCATCTGCATGGACCTGCAGCGGCAATTCGATTCGACGATCACCATGGTGCTGGACGAATGCACCGCTTTCCCCGCCACCTACGAAGTGGCGGAGGCGTCGATGGACCTGTCGATGCGATGGGCGCTGGCATCGAAGGAGACTTTTCGCAGGCGGCCCGGGTACGGCTTGTTTGGTATCGTCCAGGGTAGCGTCTATCCGGATCTCCGGCTACGCTCGGTTAATTCATTGAAATATATAGGTTTTGATGGGTATTCCATAGGGGGTCTCGCGGTCGGTGAGGGGCAGGAGGCGATGCTATCAACGCTCGATGTCACTCTGCCTGAGGTGCCAGCCGAGGCACCGCGCTATTTGATGGGAGTCGGCACACCTGACGACATCCTTGGTGCCGTTCAGCGTGGTATCGACATGTTCGACTGCGTCATTCCAACCCGGGCCGGCCGAACCGCTCGAGCCTACACTACGTCAGGGATACGGAACATGAGAAACGCCCGATACGCCGATGATCCCAGACCACTCGACCCCGGATGCGCATGTCCAGCCTGCACACGGCACAGCCGTGCCTATCTGCATCACCTGTTCAGGTCGCAGGAGATGCTCGGCCCGATCCTGCTGACCTGGCACAACATCACCTATTATCAGTCTTTGATGAGCGGTATCCGTAGTGCGATCGTGGATGGGAGATTTTCGGACCATGCGGCCGAAGTGCGGGCAGCGTGGCAACCCGCAAGGGCCTTGGCATGACCGAAACGCCTTATAAACACCTGACGCTGCTCGGTCACGCCGCATCGCAACCGCGTAGTCCGGACGAAGCCATCCTGGAGCGCGTCGCCAATCCCGCGCCGGGCAAGCACTATGTCGTGCGGCTGACCTGTCCTGAGTTCACGTCGCTCTGTCCGCTGACCGGCCAGCCCGATTTCGCCCACATGATGATAGATTATATTCCTGAAGATTGGATCGTTGAATCCAAATCCTTCAAGTTGCTCATGGCCTCCTACCGAAACCACGGTGCGTTCCATGAGGCTTGCACCATGGAGATCGCGAATAAACTGGTCACGCTTCTTGACCCCGTATGGCTCCGTATCGGCGCATACTGGTATCCCCGAGGCGGAATTTGGGTGCCAGCGCAGGATGTGCCCCCTTACCGAGGGCGTGGGTGATCGGGGCCGCCCAATCCACCGATCCGCGGAGCCTTATCCGCGAGCAAGCATTGCGCATCGGCTTCGACGCAATCGGATTTTGCGCGGCCGATCTCGGACCTGAGATTCGCGAACGCCTGATACGTTTTCTGCGGGCTGGCTATCACGGCGACATGGGCTGGCTCGCCGCCAGGACCGAGCACAGGAGCCATCCTCGATCGCTGTGGCCGGACGCTCACAGCGTCATTGCGTTTGGGATATCCTACGCGCCATCAGAGGACCCGCTGGCGGTTACTAAACGGAGGGATCGAGGAGCCATATCGGTCTACGCGCGGAACCGGGATTACCATGACATCCTCAAGGGCCGCCTTAAACACCTGGCGCAGTTTCTGGTTTCGCGTTTTGCTTGCCGCGTGAAGGTCTTTGTTGACACCGCCCCCGTCATGGAAAAGCCGCTCGCACAACGCAGCGGATTGGGCTGGCAGGGAAAGCACACGAACCTTGTCTCTCGGTCGCACGGATCATGGCTCTTCCTGGGTGAAATCTATACCGACATGAAGTTGTCGAACGACGATGAGGCGCCCGATCGCTGCGGCTCGTGCTCGCGATGTCTCGACATTTGTCCCACCAGTGCGTTTCCTGCTCCGTACCAACTGGATGCGACCCGTTGCATCTCCTATTTGACCATTGAGCACCAAGGCCCGATCCCACTCGAACTGCGGCCGCTTATGGGCAATCGTATATATGGATGTGATGATTGCCTTGCAGCTTGTCCGTGGAACAAGTTCGCCAAACCAACCCCGCACGAAAAGCTAGCCGGCCGCCCCGATCTCAGTGCTCCGGAGCTTGGCGAGTTGGCCCGGCTCGACGATGGGGCATTTCGAGCCCGGTTCGCGGGCTCACCGATCAAGCGGATCGGGCGCAACCGGTTCGTCCGAAATGTGCTTATGGCCGTTGGCAACTCCGGCGAACCTCCTCTGGCACCGATCGCGGAAGCTTTGCGTCATGAT